CCCTAATTTGGGCTCCCTTGAGTCTTTCTCTAAACCTCCTTTAGAAGGGAAATAGTTATGTCTCGAGTTAGAGAACGTGTGTCGACTTTTACAGGCTATCGAACTGAAAATTTCGGCAGTCATGTAACAAATGGACGCACAATTGTCTCGAAACTTGAGAATTGTGTTGATGAGGTGCTCTTGGGCGATAATTGGCCCCTGTCTATTAATAAATATAATAGATCTGGCGGCCTCATCAATGGTATTGGATCCTCTCTCGGATACACTTGGGATGATTATCCCTGTGCATACGCTGATGATCCCTACCTGACTACACATCTAACTATTTCTGGAGCCCCTTCCACGTACGACCTTGCTGTCGAAATGACAAAAAGGACTCAGCCTTATCGGCCGAGTTTCGTATCTCTGGAATATCTCGAAGACCTCAAAGATGTAGGAGGTCTTCTCTTTAATAAGATGGGTTCTGCTTTGTCTAAACTTAGCAAAGTTGTTCCCGCTAGGATGTGGCCCGGCTTACGCCGTGCTGCTAAACTGACTCTTTTAGAGCAGTTTGTTATCCTTCCTCTTATTTCTGACATTGAAGTTCTGTTTAAATTCCAATCACTGGTTGATTCCAGATGTAAAGAAATTAACAGACTCTATGGAGAGAGGGGCTTGCGTAGGACTAAGCATCTGTGGAATGGTAGCAATGTTGCTAACATATCCGGACAAACGATACAATCGCAGGGAGTTTTACTTCATGCGAGAGTAACGAAGACGACTACTATAGAGATTAATGGTCATATCAGATGGTATGCCATTTTTCCTATAAAACCGTCAGATGCGTCTATCCGTTCACGAGTGAGAAGGGAGATAATTGGTGCGGATCTTAATCCATACTCAATTTATCAACTTATTCCTTGGTCGTGGTTCATAGATTACTTCACAAACTTAGGTGATTTATGCCTAGGTGCGAAGAATATGTTTGAACTGTACCACTTACCTGTTACGATAAGTTCGTACAAGCGGACACATAGCATTACTACTAATCATGATAAATCTTCATTCGGGGGTAACGATGTTACGTGTACCCAAATTTCGAATGAGCTTATATCGATTAATAGAGGCTATGCTACTCCTTCTTTAACTGCCCGTCAGGAGCTATTAAAACCAGCTCAGACGTCGATACTCGGTTCATTGGCAATTCTCAAGCTATCTTAGTTGAGAGTGAAGGGATTGCCCATCCGGGAATCTCCTCAACCAATGACCGAAAGGTATATGTTATGTTCGCAGATCCTATTGTCGTTACCATCAATGCAGTTGCGAAAAATCTTATTCGCATCAACCAAGACCAATACTCTTCTGAGTATTTGCTCAAGGAAACCACTGGTGAGTATCGTTTGAGAATCAGGAATACAAGTTATCTGGACAAAAGTCGCGGTTCCAAAAGTGTGGAACGGCACAACATTGAACTGATTTACTCGATATATCCTGTCTCTCCAGCTATCTTTCCAACAATTCGGAAAGATTACCATGTGTTCGAAGTGGACACTGGTGACGATAATGCTCTTATGGCAAAACTCGTCGCTGGGCTTTCTGCCTTCGTTACGGAGGCAAATGCCACGAAGATGTTGAACTACGAGTCGTAGTTCATTCTTCTACGGTGTAGGTATCTGCGGTTTGGAATCACCATCTTCTCAAAAGGAAAAGTGATGAAAAGCCAATCTGATAACTTATACCATGTCGTAGTTGGTATCTGCAAAGATATCCAACTAGCATACCCAACCCTAAGGGGATTGGATCTCGATTTAGAGAGACTCTCCCTGCTCTTGTCAAATCGAGGTCTTGGGTGTTTTACCCTTGACCTTCCAGCTCGCGAATCTGAGCTATTGCTCGGACTCGAGATTGGCTTCCTTCGCTCTAAGGGAACTTTACAGTTCTCAAAGAGGTATCCAGTGCCGCGTTTGTTTGCGGGACTGTATATGAAGATCTTTGACAGAGACTTGCGTTTAAGATCTGATGCAGATGTAAATGCTATCGCATTCCTTAGACAAATACTTTGTTTAGGAAAGAAGATAGAAATCCCCTGTAGCAGAAAGCGTGAGCTTAATGCTATAAAGGAGTACATTTATGTCGAACAACAGATTGTCCCGCCCACTTTATCGTGGGGATGGGATAGCCTTGATTGTCATGGTGTGCGCAATCGCGTTCACCTTCTTGACGATCTGGGTCTTGATCTTCCGCTATACCCCGAACTCAATGTCGGACGTACAGCGAGAGTTCAGCTCCTCTTGCAGCGGTGTCAGCGTTTTGCCGATTTCGTTGCCGGAGAGCTCGGTTCCTTCTGCCCCGAATGCTTTATTGAAGCAAACGTTGTAGAAGGCCGTCGACCTGGCCTTAAACATGGACCTGGTGCAGTAGCAGAAAAGCGTGGACGGTTTTTTGATAAATTCCGTTTCACTAACTGGTCTGATAAGCTTCAGTCTCTATACCCGTGGGAAACCACTGGTAAGATGCCAAATGATCCTAGGTGCAAACCTAGAAATCACGAGGTACCTGCCTTCCTACATTGTGTTCCTAAAACCGCAAAAGGTCCTAGGATCATAGCAGCAGAGCCTAGCGAACATATGTTCTGCCAGAATCTTTTTGCTAGTTGGTTAACTGAAAGAATATCTGAGACTTGTTTATCTCAGTTTATAAACTTTCGTGACCAAACTTTGTCTGGAGGGCTAGTTATTAAAGCTTCCTTAGATCGTGAACTGGCGACGATTGATTTATCGTCAGCTTCCGATCGGTTATCTTTGTATGTTGTTGAAAGGATTTTTAGGAGTAATCCTAGTATCTTAACAGCAATACATGCATCGAGAACGAGATGGCTACGCCTACCCAATGGGGAAGCGTTACTTCTAAAGAAGTTTGCATCTCAAGGCACTGCTCTCACATTTCCAATTCAAACTATTGTGTTTTGGATTATAGCTATGGCGTGTTGCCATAGCGGTATTCCGACTACACGTAGTTTGAAGAAGTTACGTGATAAGGTCCGAGTGTACGGTGATGATATTATATTACCGAACACTGGGTATGATGATGTAGTTTTACTACTTACCACACTCGGCTTGAAAGTTAACTCTGAGAAAAGTTTCTCAAAGGGACACTTTAGAGAGTCATGTGGTGTAGACGCTTTTAAGGGTTACGATGTAACTCCTGTAAAGCCAAAAACTACTACATCCGACAATCCAGCATCTTGTCAGGCTGTTGTTGATACAGTCAATAACCTCTTTTGTAAAGGATATTGGAATGCCTCTATACAGCTTGAACATCGACAGCCTCATCGTAATCTCAAAGACTACGGTTTGGTGGGCCGAGATGCTGGTGCCACAGGGTTTGTGTCGTTCAGCTTTGGTACATATGCTAACAGATGGTTTATCCAACTACTCGACGACTTACGAGCTGGAGGAAGGCTACAGGATACATCGTCATATGGTCCCCGAATTCAATGGGGAACTTCATACGACGCTGGACTCCCAGCACTTCTTCAGTCTCTCGGTTATCGAGTACGTTGGAATCATCTCCAGCATAAATCCGAAGTGCGTTACGCCGCTATTAGCAGCAAGACGCGCGAACGACCTTATGACTGTGGCTATTCTGGCTTACTCCAGCGGCAACTTTTGCCGTCGAGCTTGCGATCGCCTTTCAAGGCATCACAATTTCGTGGAGTTCCAGAGAGGCCCCGTCTCCGTAAGGTGACGAGGTGGGAGGAC